CACAAAAAGTTATTACGGCTAATATTGTTGCCGCCGGTGATCCGCTGCGTTACCGTCTGGGTAATGCTGTCGGCTTTCTGGTCAATCGCGGATACTGATTCTTTAACGGTTTTGAATTCCCGCTTTGTGCTGTCCAGGTCGTTTGAAATGGTTGTGGTGGTCTCTTCCAGACTGCTGACTTTGGTGCTGATGCTATCCGCCTTTTGGCTGATGTTGGAGACATCTTCTTTCAGGCTGTTCACCGTTGCTGTGGTGGCATAATCCTGCAATTTGCTGTCAACGGCATCATTGGCAGCGCTGGTGGCGGTATCCTTCACGTTGGCCGTTACCGTTTCGGTCACTGACTTGGTGACCTCGGTTTTGATCTCGTCAGCGGTCTGCGAAAATAAGCTTTTGGCGCTTTCCTGCGTCAGGTAGTCGCCGCTGCTGGCGTTCCAGGCGGTCGGCGCGTTGCCGTATTGCAGCATGGGGTGCAGCAGCGAAAACTTGTTGGTGTAGTTGCCGGTACCAGCGTGGGTGGTACCACTGCCCATATCCACCAGCTTTAAGGTGGCGTTGTCCGGCGGCGTCCACAGGCCATACCGCAGTACCCAGCCGTCCGTCTGCTCAATCTCCAGCTGATCAGTTGGCTTAATGGTTGCCCAGCTCTGGCTGGTGGAATACCCCGCCGTGTAAGCGATTTCCATACAGAACTCATCCGCACCAGAAACGGGTTTGTACATAACAGACAGGCACAATGTCACGCCTTTTGCCACATACGCACCCACCGTTGTCCAGCGAAAATATCGGTTGGAGTTGGTGTTGGCCATGGTCGCCCCGCCGGTTAGTTCATAGGTAATAGAACTGCCGTCGCCGGTATTGCCTTTCAGTTCAGCGTTTTTGAAGCTCTCACTGCCCAGGATTAGGTTCCCGCCGCCGGTGATTTTGGTGTCTTTTTTCACCTCCGCCGAAAGCCCGTCCACCGTTGCTTTCAGGTCGGTGTACTTGCCGGTCAGGTCACTGGCCTTTACTTCCAGGCCGTCCACGCTGGTCTTGATCTCCAGCATCTTGCCGGTCAGGTTCTTGTAGCTCTGGCTGTTCACCGCGCTGGAACTTTCCCGGCTGGCGCTGCCCACGCTCTCAAAGCTGGCTTTGCCGGAGGAGATTGTGGCGCTCATCAGGTAGGTGTCGAACTCCCGCCCGCGTGCGTCCTTAACGTGCACGATCTGCCCGCAGGCAAGGCCGGAGCTGCTGGGCACCGATACTTTGCAGGGGGTGTAGGTCACGTTTTTTAGCACGTTGTACAGGTTCTGGGCAACGGTTTTCAGGTTAGCTTCGGTGCCGGTTGTCAGCAGCAGGTTGCCCTGCACTGCATAGGTGTTGGTGGCAGTGGTGCTGTCGGGGTAGATGACCCCCACGTCACTGTCCGACTGCCGGATCTGGACTTTTTCAATGGCCTTGACCGTGTAGTCCTCGTAGCTCAGGCTGTCAGCATAATAGGCGGTGCTGTTGCTGGCACCGTCCGGGGTGATTTTAACTGTGCTGCGCTTGTCTGTGTAGGTCAGGAATTGCAGCTTGCCGTCTGCATTCATGTGGGCGTAGCAGCCAGCGGCTTCCGCCGCCCAGGAGATAATCTGTCGGCAGGTCAGGTCGTCCGCGTAGAACGCCTGCACGCTGTAGCTGCCATTGATGGGCAGGCTGCTGCTGGCCAGCGTAACCCCTGCCCGCTGGCAGGCCAGCTGTACCAGCTGCCAGATAGTTTTGGGGAACTGTGCCTGATTGGCGTGCAGCCAGCCGGAAAAGTCTGCATCCAGCTTGGACATGGTGTCATAGGCCGTGACCTTGTAGCTGTTGCGCTTGGTGCGGGTGGGCTTTTCAGCATAGAAAACGCCCACCTTGGTGCGGTTCCCGGCATCGTCCTGCCGGTAGTAGGTCAGGGCGTCCCCGGCAGTAATTTGCAGGCTGCCGCCCGGGTCCGCCCAGATTTCGGCTTCGATGTAGTCCGAAAACGCAGAGCCGATGGTGAACTCCCGCCCGGCGTTCACCGCAGTGTGCAGGGTAAGAGCTTTAAGGGTGCTGCCAGCCTCTCCGCCTTTCAGCTCAGTGCCGTTTGGCAGCAGCAAAACGGAGTAGTACATGCTTCACCTCCGGTCAGCATTCGATAATGTTAAACTTCAAATTCTTCCACTGTTTCGTCTTGGCGTTATGCCAGGCGATGCCGTATTTGCTGCAGTAGCAGGTGGTGGTTTCGGTCTCAGTGGAAGAGCCGGCTTTGGGATGGGTGAACTGAAACGTTGCCTTGCCTGCAAACAGCCCGATGATGTACTTGTATTCGTCGTCCGTCAGGCAGCTGTAGGCGATGGGCCAGGTGGAAACCTTTTCCCGCACCACTTCCCGGTGCATGTACCCGGCTTCGTCGCGGCCGGAATCGCTGGAATCCAGGTCGGAATAGCTCGGTTCAATGTCGCAGTCCGGTGCGTACAGGGATTTGCCATCGATCTGGAACAGATTGGTCAGGGTCACGTTACACACCTCCTGTGGCAGTCAGCTGTTTGCGCTGCCAGCGCTGTACGGCGCGGCCTACGTCCTCGTCGGTCAGCTCAATGCCGTACACGGCGGAGAGGATCTCCCGCAGCACGGCCACAACGGCTTCAAAGCCAGCCATCTGGCCCGCCTGCAAATCTTCCATGACTTCGGCCACAGCCTGCTTGATGGTGTCCAGCGGAGCTTCTACGTTGGTGCCGTGGCTCTGATCGCCCAGCACGGCGAGGAACTCCCGGTTCGCCGGGATGACCGCGCCTTGTGCCAGGTAGGGAATCTGCGGGGCAGTCAGGGTGCTGATATTAAACCCGACATGCCCGCCGCCGAATATGTCCGGCAGGTCGAACGACAACCCGTTCAGCGCGTTGATGACCGCATTGATGCCGGTGACAACGGCGGAGATCATCCGGTTGATGAAGCCGATGATGCCATTGACGGCGGTCTTGATGGTACTGGTGATGCCGTTCCAGATGTCAGAAATCGTCTGCCCAAGGGAATTGAATGTCTCAGTAGTTTTAGCGCGGATGTTATCCCATGCGTCTACAAAATTCTGCTTGAGGTCACGCAGCCAGCCGGTGATGTTCTCCCACTTGCTGGCCAGACCGTTCAGAAGTCCCTGCGAGATGTAGGAACCCCAGGATTTGGCTTCGGTGCTGGGGGAGTGGATGCCGAATGCTTCGCAAATACCGTTTTTGAACGGCGTGAAAATGTGATCATAGATCCACTGCCCGATGCCGTTCCAGAGTGCTTCCAGGCCGTCGATAAAACCATCGAACAGGTACTGAGCAACGTCGTCACCGTATCCGGCAACCGCTGCCTGGGTCTGGACGTCATCAAACCACTGCTTTATGCCCTGGATAAAATCACCGACAAGATGCCCAGCAAGGGCTGAAAGCCCATCTGCCAGCCCCGTGACGGCGGCGGACAGCAAATCCAGAATTGCCTGCGCAAGTTCGGCATAGTCGATATTGGTAATGCATTCGGCAATCGTGCTGCCGATCTGCTGCCAATCCAGCCCATCGATCCAGTGTGCCAGAGATTCCAGCAGCCCCGCCGCACCGGATACAAGGTCTGCGGCAGCCTGGGGCCAGTCAATGTTATTGATGGCGGCCATGGTCGCGCGGGCGAATGCGTCCCCCAGCGCACTAAAATCAAAGGTTTGGATAAAACCGTGCAGTGTCTCGAAGACGATCTTCCACTTGGCAATCATCAAGCGGCCAAGGGCTTCCCAGTCCAGTTCTTCCACGCACTGGTTCATCCCATTGCCGATGCCATTGCCCAGGGTATCCCAGTGGATACCCTGCACTAAGGTGTCCGCAAAGATCAGTGCCGTGTTAAGCCCCTGTGCCAGGGTAGAACCAACCAGCCGCCAGTCCAGCCGGGCGATAAAGCCGTTGAGGGTATCCGCAATGTTTGCGGCCCAGGTCTGGGCCTTGTCCTGGATATCCGGCCAGGGGATCGCCGCCATGGCTTCATTCAGCTTTTGGGCGAAAAGCTGCCCGACCTGGTTCCATTCGCCTGCCTCGATGGCGGCCAGCACGGAATCCAGGAACGGGCTTTTTGCGTCAAAGTTATAGTTGGGGGTGATGCTGCTGGCGCCCGAACCGCCGCCGCTGCTCCCTGTCTTGGCATCTAACCGTTCGATTTCATCAAACCCGGCCAGGCTCTTTGCAGCATCTTTCGCTGCCTTGGATGTTCCGCTCATGCCCTTAGCCGCGGCTTTGGCGGAGGATACCGTCTTGCCGGTCAGGAACGCCACCAGCTTTGCAAGGTAGGCAAATACAGTTGCCGCTGCATTGGCCAGCGCGGTCAGAGCAGGGGTCAGAACTTGAATTAACGGTGCGGCAGCAGTAGCCGCAGCACCTTGCAGGTTGCCAAGGGCCTGCCGCAGGGATGCGCTGGAAAGCAGGGCAGTGCCCATGTAGCTGGTCATCTGGCGCAGACCAGACGAGAGCAAGTTAAAAATTAGCGCACTGGAAGCAAGTCCGGCAATGCGGCGGGAAAACCGCCCCATGCCCTTTGTCATGGCGGACAACCTGGCCTGAATTGCTTTGAAGGGCTGTTGAATCGCTGCAGCCGAAAGACGAACGGCGTTTTTTACGCCCTGAACTGCGCGCGATGCGGCAATTTGTCGGCCTAACAGGGATTCAATGCGCCGGGATTGATGCTCAACCGCCAGGTCTTCGGTATCCATTTGCTGCAAAAGGGCATCGTGCTCTTCTTGCAGCTTTTCAAGCATGGGAACCTGGTCACGATATTCCTTGGACATCGCGCCAATTTTTTGCTGCTGCTGATCCAACGTGGCCCGCAGCTTATCACTGCGTTTAACGTCAGCAGGGGAGAAATCCAGCCCATTCTTTTGGTGCTGCAAGTCCATGGTAGTGTTTAATTTTTGCAGTTCGCGCGCGGTTTCGGCGGCTTCCTGCCGGGCACGCTTGAGATCATCACCCAGGCTGGTATGCTTGGCACCTGCCTGCGCCAGTTGCTTGTCCAGCGCAGCAACCTGCTGGGCGGTGCTCTTGGCCTTGGCCTGCATCTCTTTCAGCTCGGCATAGGCGCCTTTATTGTTGATTCTGGTATCCAGAATGATCGACCCATCGGCCAAGAACTACACCCCCAGACTTTTGAAAAATTCTTCTTCCGCGCTGGTCAGCTTGTGTTTGGGCAGGGTGACCAGATCGGGATTGTTGCGCACAAATTCCTGCTCGGCTTTGTCCAGCTTTTTGCCGTGCAGGCGCTTATTGCGGATGGAGACGACCTGCGCAAACTGGCCGTCCCCGATGCAGCCAAATGCCCCGATGAACTCCCACCAGTGCAAGGAGCATGCCCGTAAGGGCGCCCAGGCCGCGGCTGCCCATGACAACCAGGTCTGTGCCGATTTGGTCTGCCGTATTTTCAATCAGCATGCCGGGATCTCCGGTTTTGGCGATATATTCGAAAAAAGCGCTGAACCAGGCCATTTCTCTGGCGCAGTGCTCAGACGGTGCAGAACTCTATGTCGCAACGATTTTAAACAGCACCATCCCCGCGGATGATGATCCCGACCAGGTCGACATGGCGGAAGTCGAAAAACTCATTCCTGAAAACATCCCCCATAAGGTTCTTCTTGAAATGGGGGAACCGGTACC